TAACACTCGTCCATAAACTGTTGTAACCTATTCATAACCTTATTAACACTTGGTTTTCCACTCGCAGGTGAGAATGCCTGTAATCGTTTTTGTGGATACATCATATTTTCATATAATCTTCTCTTTAATATTAAATATTCAACATCTATTTTATCTTCTGATATTTCTAATTGTTTTGCCATAAAGTGTTTATACAACAATAACTGATTGGTTTTGTTCTTATCTGCTTTCATATACTTGTTCCAACCCATAGTAGATGATTTAATATCAATCACTTTCATACGACCAGTTTTTTTGTCGTGTAGAACAACATCCATAAACCCTACAAATCTCATATTCTTTGGTAGTTCGTAATTCAAGTTCATCTCAATACCGACTAACTCAGTATCTTTCTTTTTGAAATGACTACCTTTTCTTTTCAAGAACTCATCAATGATTGCAAATCCATCATTAGTGAACTCAATCATTTCTTTTTGGTCTACTTCGAAGTCATCACCATATTGTTCTTTGGATTCTTTATATAATTCTTTCATACGATATATCAGAATATCGTGAAGTGGTAATTCATCTGCTTCTTTGATTGTTCGTTCATAATAACAAACTAAATATGCTTGGATAGTTTCGTGAATAGCACTACCAAATAAGGTATAAATATTACCAACGAAAGTCTTTTCTTTCTTTACATAATTTACTTCCCAAGTGTAAGGACATTTGTCCCACATTGCGAACTGACTATAACTTATTTTGCCCATTTACCCCTCGCTACTACTTGTGCCATAACTCCATAATTTGATACATCTGAAAAACTATCTGTTACGGGCTCTCCCTCAACCGAGTTCTCTCCGTTTCTCAATAATAATGTTTTCATTCTTTCTATTTTGTCGTTCATTCTGAACCAAATACCTAACAACGATAATTTAATATCTTCTGGTGTTTTTAATATTGTTCCGACTGCGATGTTTTGTGGACCATAGTCATATTGTTTTCTACAAAACAATTCATATTGGTCTCGTTGAATCTTTTTAAATTCTGATGTCATTTCAGGATACGTGTTTTCCATATATCCAACGACATCTGTTGGGTCGTATTCTTGACCGACATCATCAATAACTTTTGTTGGTGCGTCTTTAATCATTATTTACTCCATATTTTTTTTAGTTGTTTTTCATCTACACCATACTTTGATATAATTGAATATACAACATCTTTACCCATAATGTCAAGTGTTTTTTCAATATTTGTGGAACTTTCTTCAAAGTGTTCACATAATATATCCATAGCCCACTTTTCAATCTTAGATTTCTTCTTAGACTTGGTGTACTTTAAAAAGGTTCTACCCTTTGGTATCACATCTGTGTAGAATTGATATACTGACTTGGGTTTTAATTCCCAATATTGTTGAATTTCATTCACTACTTCAATCCACTCTGGTTTCATTGATAGAAATCTATGCACCATATAATTGGACCAAGTCTTTTTAGATGCGTCATCTAATTCGTCCCAATAATTTGGTCGTTGATTGTTGGTAATTTCCTGTATGTGATTAAATAGTGTTTTTGTTTTCATTGTGAATAACCTTTTAGATATAAATAAATAGTAATGTCAATAGTGAAAATGTAAATTATTTACCATTGATTGGTTAGTTCTGTTCTTGGTAAATTAAGTTTATGTTTGTAGAAATTTTTACTATCTAAATAATCACTTTCTACATCAACACTTTTATCTTTTGGTATCCCTTTCCCAACTAAATCTAACACTACTTCCTCTTTGATGTGTATATTAAACTCATCTGTTTCATCATTTAATTTTTTATCTTCCTTATCAATAAATAATTCATACTTAAATGTTGAAAAAATATTATCCTCATTTGTTTTTATTTTTATATTATAGTTAAAGTATGAGTTTTTTAAGTTATATCCACCAAACTTATCATTAGAACTAAACTCCACATCTGATGATTCGTTTAAATTAAAGATAGTCCAAACAAATGCTTTATAGGTTTGATTCAATTCTTCTTTTAAAATGTCAGTTAAGTTTTCACTTTTTTCGTAATCTAAAAAACTTGAACTTAAATACTCATCACCAACTTTGTCTCTTAAAGTGGAAATTTCTTTTTTTATATCCAACTTGTCAGCAAATACCCTTGCTCTATAATATGGTGGTCTACCACCAAACTTTTTGTCCTTAACAATACTATAACCTGAATTTTGTGCGTCATCATCAAAGTCTTTTGTAAAACCCATAGTTCTCAATAACATTTCTGTGCAATTAGACCTCAAATATCTAACCGCTAAAAAGTTTCTTCTATCATTACTTATCCAACAGTTGATTAGTTCATCATCAGTAGAAACATCAAATTTATCACGATATACTTCAATAGGTGTGTTATTTAGCAAATCAGTAGACCTCATCAAGTTTAACAATCCATTATTTTCAAAATATTTTCTATTGTCATATAAAAATTTTATTTGTTGCATAAAGTCCATATAATTTTCTTTGGGATAACCTGGTACCCAATTTGCTGCAAAAAATACTTTTGCTTCATAAGCTGATTTTAAGAAATAACTAACGTCATCAGCGGTTTGTCCCTTTTCCATCAATGCCAATATTTTATTAGTTCCATTTTCAGTTCCAACATTCATATAGTCCAATCCAACCGAAACTGCTTTTTTCAATAACTTAGAATCAAATTTTTTGTGAGTTCTAAAATAGCCACCCCAAGTTACATTAAAATCATTATGATTTTTTTCATATTCTAATCTATCAACAAACTTTGAAAACTTAGACATTGAACCATTAATTAAAGAGTCTGTAAACCAAAAAGCATTAATACCTGTATCACTTACGACTTTTTTCATATCATCCACAACACCATCAAAATCTTTAAATCGATATTTTCTGGTTTCTTGACAAAATGTGCATTTGAATGTGCAACCCCTTGACCCTTGAATTGGTAACTTAGGGTATATTTTTTCTTTTTTTGCTACATTTTTATATGAATCTAAAATATCCCTGTCCCAAGTGGGTGGATTCAATGTATTAAGATTAGTTGGTAAACTATCTCCATTGTAGATTGGTCTTCTACCACTACGACCTATTGGTAACACGGTAGGAAAGCTCGGTGTCATTTTATCCCAACGATATATTCCGTTTATATTTTCATAATTTCCGTGTTCCAAGTAAGTATTTACTAAGTCAGCTATTACTCTTTCACCCTCGTTTGAATCACAAGCGACATCAACAAACTCACGATAAAAACCTTTAACTTCCAATCCGCCGTTTTTGCCATACCAAGAATATGGGCCACCATACCAAATTTGCACATCTTTATTTTTTTGTTTAATGTATCTTGCAAAATAATCTGTAATGGTTATGTTTGATGTATATGTAGTAAAAGCTACAATATCATATGTGGATAGTTCTTCAATTTTAGGATGCCAATAATCTTTAAAATGTGGTATTACATTTTTTTTAACATTATACTCCTCGTTCCAAGGATAATCATTTCCCCAATCCCAAAAGGTAAAATAGTGTTCCGTGTTTCTAATAAACTCATAACTACCTATATTTAAATCAAATTGTTTTACTTCAACATTAGGAATGTCTATATGAGACTTTAAACTACCTAACGCGAACGAAGGTGTTTGTATAGACCATTGTGGACAAATTACTAATGCTAATTTTATTTTTTTCATTTTATTTTTAACTCATAATATAATACTGATTTATAATAATTATGAAGTAGTTCATCATTTTTTTGTATTTCAGTTATTGTTTTAAAAAATAATAATTTATTTTTCTTATCATATTCTTTGATTATATTTGCTGTTTTATCTGATTTTGATGAGTTGTATATATTAGCCCAACCAAATGGTGTTATACTACTATCAAAGTTTTTCCAACTATACCTCCAAAGTTCATCAGTTTCTTTTACATTTTTGGGTAGTGTTATGTAATGACATTCCTCAACGATATAGTCTTTTGGTATATTTTCTTTTGCAAATACTCCCCAGCCGTGAATATTAGATTTCCTAACTTCTATCTTATTACTTAAATATAATTTACTCTTCATTAGACAAAAGTATCGCCTACCGCCCAACAAACACAAGAATATCTTGCACCTTTTGTGATTGGTGTAACCTCGTGTCCTGTAAATGCAGGGTGAATAATTAACTTACCGACTTCTGGTTTTATAATTGTTCCATCAAACAACATAAATTCCCCACCCTCATATTCTGTGTGGTCGTTTAGAAAAACTATTGATGTAAGTTTTAGTGTGCTATAATCATTGTAGTTATGAAAATCTGAATGTGGATTATAAGTGTCATCTATATCATATCTATGAGCTTGTATTCTATTATGATAAATACCTGTGATATTGTATTTGTAATGAATTTGGTTTGCTATTGTTATTGCGTTCCAAAATCTGTCTAAAATCTTTTGTTCGTCATTTTTGCTGATGTTCATAATGCAATCATTATCACCCCACTTAAAGTTTACACCTTGTCCGTTTAAATCAGAAAAATGTCCTCTTGCTCTTTTTGCATTATCATCTATGTATGTCTTCATAGTTTCACACTCTTCCAATGAAAAAAAGTTTGGTCTTGTTACTACCCACCTAAAATCTTCGTTCATTTTTAGGTCTTTCATATCTATCTTTTTATACATCAATATATTCCTTCAAGTATTCTGCAAACTTTCTATGACTCTTTTCATTTGGGTGTCCGTTTTCACAAAAAGCATCCTCTATTTTACTAATGTTTTCTGACACTACTTCATAAAAAGGTTTATCAGTAAAGTTATCCAAAAAAATATCTTTATGTGATTTACCAAATGAAAAAAATAGTATATGATTTACATCAATCGACTCTAAAAATCTTTGGAATAAAATGATATCATTAAACTCCCAATCAAATTTAGAACGACTTTCTGCTGTAAATCCTATAATAAATATCGTTTCATTAATAAGTTTTTCATTTTTGTAAATCCAATCCATAGTATTTTTGATTATGGTTTCATTACTACAACCAGCTATTGCTTGGTTTATTTCTTCAAGATTTAAATCATTACATAATAACTGACTAAATCTTTGTTGGGTTCTATCTTGAAGTTCATCTCCGTCAACCCAGCTACACCCATTTGCATATAAATATTTATACAAAGGTGTCACCTAACATAAATTCTTGGATACAATATCTAACACCACTTTCTACTGGTGTAACTCTATGAAATAATAATGGACAAAATACTAATAATGTTCCTTTCTCTTTTGGCATTTCATAAAATTCTAATGTCTTTGGGTCTTGGATTGCTAATTGTGTTGAACCACCCTCATAATCCTTTGGGTCTGACAACTGAATAATCATAGCTAACTTTCTCGTAGAACTTTTCCCATTGTTGAAATCTGAATGCCAAGTGAAGAAATCACCTGGTAAATACTCAATCATTTTCATATTGTTTTCAACTTCTTGAACATTGAAGTTCCAAGATAATTGATTACAAACTTTACCTGCCACGAATAACTTCTGTTGTAATGAACTATAATCCCCTACAACATAATCTCTCATATCTTTATGTAAATACCACTCCGTTACATTTCTAAAATCTGTATTGTGGTCATCTCCAATGTGGTCGTCTAAACAACCTTGCTCACCTTTTTCGGTGTTTTTAATTTTTTCAACCAACTCATCACACTCATCACTTGTTAAAAAGTTTGGTCTTGACATATACCATTGCCAATTATTATTTTGTTTCATTTCCAAGTATCTCCGTTCATCCAAGTTATCAATGAATATCTTCTACCTTTTGTAATTGGTGTAACTCTATGTGATAAAAATGATGGAAAGATTATGATACTACCTCTTGTTCTTGGTGCAGTATAGTTTTTCTTACCGGAATCATCTGTGATACCAAATTCTAAATCTCCACCCTCATACATTGTTTCATCACTTAATTGTATAACTGCCGTTAGTTTTCTTGTAGAAGTTTCCTTCGCTCCTGTATCGGTATGCCATTCGTATTTACCACCATTTTCATATCGTAGTATTTTTACCTTTTCCATTTCTTGTATATCGTAATTGTAAATGGAATGATTAGATAATTCAAAAACCATTTTTAGTTTATTGTTTAATTTTTCGTTATCGATTATAACTTCTTTATTATCACGAACTTCTTTATTCAATACATTACTATCATAATTACCAGCAAGTTCTGATTCGGTCGGTTGACCTGTTTCTAAGTATCTCATCAATTTTTGACATTGACTTAGAGATAAAAAATTTTCTTTATGAATTACGAATTGAAACTTATCATTTTGTTTCATATAACCTCTTTATTTTGGTGGTAAATTATGAACAACTACATCACTTTGAAAGTAGGTGTCTATATCCTCCACATCTAATGAATAAAAGTCCATTGACTCACTAACTTGTGTTAGAGATACTATTTCCACTTCTTCTTCCGAAGAATTGAGTAGTTTGTTACCTATTGAGAACGCGTTTTGACCTGGTGTTTTCCAAGACCAAGTATTTCCTGATTTTACAAAATACTTCATTCCCTTTGCTAACGATTGGTCTATGAACGGAACTTTTATAGAATCATTAATTAGTGCATAACCATACATTTCAGAATTAAAAGTTCTAACAACAACTGAACTTGTTATTTCTGAACCTGTTAAATCAGTTGTAGAATAATCGTCCCAATCTTCACCACTAAACTCATCTGGTAATCCAATTGGTTTATAGGACTTAACAATATCTCCAACCTCTACATCTTGAACTTGTTTTGTTGACCCGTCAAACATAGTGATTAAACTTCCACTTGCGGTTGAGAACATCATAGTATTTTTTGTTGTCCACCTATCTCCAATCAATTTAAATGAAGGTGCAAATTGTGATTCCCATTGTTCTATATCATTCAAAAGAATATGCTTGTCTGGTGTAGAAACGTAATTTAACTTTTTTTGACTAAAATATCCAATTGAATTTCTTACACTACCACTTGAGACAATATATTTTTCAATCAGTAATGAACCACTATCAACTGCATTTTGATAAACATTAGTTGATGGATTATATTTATGAAATTCTAAACTTTTTAGACTTTGAAAACCTGTGGCGTGTCCGCCTGGATTTCTAACTAAGTAATCTGGATGATACTGATTATTAGAACTAAAAGAACCTGTATTAAATAATGGAACCAAACTTGAACTAACTGGTGATGAACCTAAGATTGTTCTCCAATTGCTTTTATTAAATGAACCACTAACAATATTCAATAATGAATCATCACTATACCAAGGTGTTTGAAAAAATAAATGAAAACTACCTGAGTATTGTGCTTGACCTCTTTGTGAGAAGTAAGTGTGTGATGTATTTCCATTATACTCAAAGTTTACTGAAATATTGTGTCTGGCAAAACTTGAACTAATTAATGGTTGTTGAGCAAAAGATGGATTACATTTTTCTGAATCATTTTGTCCGTAAATATATGCGGTTGTACAACCCTTTTCATTTGCATAATCTGCCATTAAATTAAATGAAGCTGTTTGTTCGTTGTAAGTACCATAAACACCACAAGCTGTATTCATTTCGTTGAAGTAAACATCATTGGTTCCTTCCTCTATAAAATAATCCAAAGAAGTTAGAATTCCAATATTGGTGTTTGATGGCCAACTACTACCCGTTATCG